GCATACAAATCATTTAAGAATATTCTATACTCAATACCAAATAAGTTAGAACGAATAGAGTTACCTACCATTCCAAAAACCTTACTAATACCAGTTACATGAGCTGGTATGGGTATATAATTAGTTGCTTCATTCCAAGTTACAGTATCAGCACCATCTGTTTTTGTTGTAGAAACAGTTGCTGCAAGACGAGTTTTATCGTCAGCAGTTATTTCATGCACAAGATAACAACGCTCCATTCCATTATAACAATTCTCTTGAAAGAACTGAAATGTGTCGTCTATAACATTGTTTACTTGTTCATCATCAACATTAACCTGTAGTACAGGTTCTCCCAAATTCCTTTTACAATATGTAATCAGATCAGTTTTACTTGCGGGCGATGCCATTAGATACTATTATCCCTTCGTTCCTATTTAGGAAGGTTCAATGCTTGCTGGTGCTGAGTCTGGTGCTGGTGCTTCTTCTTGCTCTAAAAGACCTAGTGTCTCTAGACCTCCTTGCAGTTTAATTTTATATTCTGTTGCTTTCTTTAAACTGTCTTCTAATTCTTTTATTTGTGTTTCTGTCTTAGCAATTTGCTCCTCAAAATTTGACTTTAATTTAGTAGGATCCATGATTATCAAAGTGAATAGTTTCTTATATTTATAAGGGTGGAATATCCTTAATTTCAGAGTCTATAACTGGATTTTTATATGCTTCTATTATCTGTCTGACAATGTATCCTATCTCAGGATATTGTTTTACATCATATGATAATGTCATTCTCTCAAATTGATTAATATCAATATCCCCTATTTTTAATGACTTTCCAGCAATCAATACTTTTTTTGCTATGTCAGCACCAGCAATAACATTGTTAGTTTGATGTGATATTTTTACAAGATAATGTAAATATGTACTCCATTCAGTATGTTCTTTTAATCTCTCCTCTTTTACATACTTAACTTCTTCTGGTGTAAGTTCTATTTCATTTCTTCTATGAAGTACTTTTAAATACTCTTCTGGTGTCAGTTTCATTGTACCCAAATCTCAGCTCTTACTGATCTATTTACACCAGTAGTTCCTTGGCAACAATAGATATGATCCCCTGCACTATTTCCAGACCTTACAGGTGCTATACCACTAGTAACATCATTTGAGTTTTGACTGTTTTCATTATTCCAACCAAATCCCCAACGAACTCTGTTACTATTGTTACCTGTATAATTAAATCCATACCATTGATATCCATTTTGATTAGACCAACCTGATCCAGACATGGTACTTTCTCCACGAGGATTACTAGATAACTGTTGATTGTTTTGTAATCTAGTTAATGCAGTTTGTCCAACTCCACTTTGTTTCCATGTCCAACCATTATATGGTACACTTGACTGTCCACCATTGTTTAAGTCAGGAAACACTGCTGCTAAAGTGCTTGCAACATAATAATTAAATGCATGATTTTTATGATCACCATCATTAAGATTTAATCCAGAAGTTTCATTGTATACATTTGATGTAGTCCAGTAGTTTGAATCATAAGGAAATGTAGATCCTCTAGTGCACTTCCATGCTAACATCCATCCACCACCTCCAAGATGGTTTGAATTCATAGCACAATATATTTGTTTAGCACCAACTGTAGGTAAGTTAATCCAATAGACACCATCTGGTGCTCCAGGATTTATTGCTAAAATTGATGCAGCACTAATTGCTGCTTTATCTTGAGTAGATCCATCTGGTTCAGATCCACCACCGATAACCATCCATTCAGATCCATTCCAAGTCTCCAATTCCTCAGTATCAGAGTTGTATATTGTTGCTCCTGCACCTAGATTTGTTGGTTTATTATTATTAGTGTAACTAGGAAATTCAACTCCTGTACTAGCAATAAATCTTCCAGCATTAATTTGGCTCATGTTATTATCTTGTAAACATATAATTCATTCTTTTACCTGGTCTGTAGCTACCACCACTATTAGCATTACAATGTGTGCCTATGGTAGTATTAGAACCATAACCATAAGTTTGCTGAGTATTGTCCTTTGAATGAAATCCCCAGTTAAATGCAGGAGATTGGTGACCCCGCAAGTTTGTGTTATTTGTTCCAGAACAATATACACCACCTTCTCTATTACCAACAGAGAACATATAGTTGCCATCTAAATGGTCTTGTCTTAGAACTCTACCATTAGTGTCACTACTATTAGGTATATAGGATGCATTGGTCATAATAAAATCTTCTGAAGGATTTGTTGCATCATCACCTAACTTATAAAAGTTACCTCCACCATATGTAGTAATATCACTAGCAACTTGATAATCTTGATAAGTTGATACACTAGCACTATTAGAGTTTGTTACTTGAGCTCCATCTGTATCCCACAATCTATTAGGATCTTCAATAACATTTTTATGAAATTGGGAAAACATTGGTGAATGTGATAATGATGTAGATGATCCTGCAGTTCTACTCTCTGATGCTTGATTAGCAGTGCTAAAATTATTTGCAGTATATTCCAATCTTCCAATTCCAGATCCAGCATCTGTACATGCGTGCATCATCCACCTTCCAGCATAACCATTACCGAGAACTTTATTAACATTAATTAAATCTCTCATATTTAAAGTTTCATACACTTGACCATTTGCATCTAGTGTTGAGAGTCCTAGATGATTATAATATTCTCTACCGCCTTTATCTTCTAAAGAATAAACACTCCAGTTAGTAGATTCTACTTGCTGCCTATCATACTTAATAGATAATGTCCATCCACCACCTTGTGTAGTCATATCACACCATACTTGAAATGGTGCAGCACTTGCATTACTTCCAGCAAATGCAGCAGGATTTAACCACAGAGGTCCTTCCAATGCTCTGACATCTTGCAAACTTCCACCAGCTGCTATAATATCTACAAGTATCATCATAGCAGAACCGTTTGCTTTAGATGATTCTGTACCATCATTAACAGCACCTTGCATTTTTATTTGACTCCAGTTTGTCCCGTCCCAAATAACTAATCCTTTTAAATCAGTATCATATATTAAAAAACCAGCATCACTTGTTCCCAAATTTGTTGGGTAAGCGTTTTCATTTGCAAAACCTTGAAATTTTATTCCCTGTTGAGCACTAACTTGATTTACATTTATTATACCCATGATGTCTAGGCAGAATCCGTCTTATATATTTATCGTATAAAAGCATTAAACGTCATTCTACTTGCGTTCCACTTTTTTTGTTGGAAATGAATTGAATGCCAAAGGTTACCTTCATACATGATTAATTTGTTAAATTCATGTGGTTCTATATGATACCTTGTCCATTCTTTATGCTTTACCTGAGACGGATCAAATGTTACCATTGCCTGTACAGGATTTAATAGTCTTTTTGCTCTATAGTTTTTGTCATACAAAGTAGTTTCCTCATTAGTCTCTTCACTTCTGAAGAAAGCAGTTCCATTATCATCACCGTCATAATCTTCTTCTTTGTTAAAAGACAATACCCCTGCATATCTTACTTCATCTGTATGAGGATATAAACTTTGATACCTACATTTTTCCTTTATATCATAGATTTGAAATCCAAACCTAGACTCATCAGGAAACCTCATTATCTCATTACTACCTTCAAAATAATTTGTAGCTATAAACTTCATTGGTTCATAGAGTGGTTTTTTATGTATACTCATGTAATGAATATAACCAGGTAAATTTGTAACCTCTCCTTGATATGTTGCAGTATAATCAATAGATTCTGCATATGCTTTTACTTGATCAGGATATTTAAAAAAGTTTCTAACTATAACAATTCTATTTTTATGATTACCAATATGTTTTTGCTCCACCTCCCATGCAGAGGGATGTGCTATGGCAAATAATTCTTGATTAATTACCTTCATTTTGTTTCTCCAATACCATTACAAATAAACCATTCCACCAGTGTGTTGGATTTTCTATGATCGCACTAAGAATTTTTCTCTCAAAATACAGATCATAATTATTATCTTTGACAAATTGTATCGCCGATTCAATTACCCCATCAAAGTTAGCGTCATCTATTATAAGAATAAATTTGTCTGCTAAGAAAGGTGCAATATGATTCAAACAATTAAGTTGTTGAACATAATCATGGTTAGCATCATAGAATACCACATTTGGTTTCTTACCTTCAAAATCTTCTTCCTTTAAGTCAAGTATATCAGATTTTATAAATGTTGATTTTCCATTTTCATACTTATTAAAGTATCTTTTAAACTCTTCAAAAGTATTACCTACTTCATTCCATTGAATATTATTAGTCAATGGTTTGCATTCTGGATCTGAATAATTATCAACACCAATATTGTCTATATCATTACCCATAGTAGCAGCAAAAAATGTACTGCCCATCAATGTTCCCAGTTCAAGATATACTGAGTCATCATAAGAACAGAGATTATTTAAAAAATGTCTAACTCTATCTGATGTGATTCCACGAATTTCATACCCATCTGATACAAAATTAGATTTGAATGATAATGCATTATCAATAGCATCCATACACCTTTGTGTATATTCTTCTACATCAAATGTCTCTCCCTTTTTCTTAAGGTGCGATTCTACAACAGACTCACAGTAATTACAATCCCAACAATCAAACTTACATGTCTTTATCTTTTCTCTCCACAAGTTTATCGGAGCGTCTTTGACTTTCAAGTCATCCATGTAATCATCAAACTCAGGAAATAAAAGTTCATCTTCTTTTGCCCATCTCTCTATAATATCCATAGACTCTTTGAGTCTCATCATATTTTCTCTACCATGCATTTTAAAAACGTCTATACCTAAGTCTAAGAATTCTTCCCAGTCCTCTCTCCATGGAGGTAGATTTGCTGCTTTCAATGCAGATGAAGGATCTTCTATATCCCACTTAGAACAAGAGTTTGTACTAATAGGATCCATAAAGAACTGTGGTGACTTTCCTTGTCTCGTACTATTGAAATGATAATGTTCATCCATAACTGTACAACCACCCCAACAACCTTCATTTGCTAGTAAAGATAACTCTACAGGTTTACCAATAGACTCACAATAATCTTTTGCTTTTTTTATTTCTAGTAAAGCATTTTTATCACGCATTATATCTCTATCTAAGTTGATATAATGAAAGCCAGACTTAGCAAGATTTACGATATCGTTTGCCTTACAAACATTCCTAAGTATAGTATTCTTAATTTTTAAGTCAGGAAATGCTGACTGAATTTGTCCAGAAGATACCCATGTGGTATGTGGTATCGTAGCAATACGAACATTAAACTGATCGTATATTTGTTTAAAGTTATGAATGAACAAATCTAAATTTTCTTGATCTGGTCTGACATATATGTTATTAAATGTTGCTGATATGGGTATCTCTGTTTCTCTTGATATTACAAGAGAGTTAAAAACTAACTGAGATAAATCTCCAGCAAAAACATCACCCATTGCATCTTGAGTAAAGGGTGGCATCCTACATGTGAAATATAGGTCTTTAATGTAAGGTTTATATTTTGTCAACCATGGAATAAACATTCCATCAGTAAACTGTTTATCAAGTTTAGGATTTATTGGGAGACTGAAGACGGATCTTTTCATTAGGTAAAGTTGTTAAAACCTGTTTTTCAACAGGACTTTTCAATTCAAGAGTTACAGAACTTTTGAGTTTTTTAGGTTCAATATCTTTAGATATCTCTGCCATAAGTTTAGGAACGGAGTAATTTTGAAATGATCCTTCAATCACTTTTCTAACTTCTGGCAATAATTGCTGTGCCATTTTTTCTACTCCTGCTGTTAACATTGTAGCATGTTCTACAGCACCTTGTATAGCAGTTAACTGATCTTCTGCTGGCATATTTAAAATAGAATCTAAATTACCACTTCCAATCCTACCGCAGTTGTGTACGTCAACTGCAGCTTGTTTTGCCATTCTAGTAATCCAATACTGTCTATCCTCGTCTTCTTGTGTTATACGATAATATTCTATACTTTTATTCTCGTCCATGTGATTACGAACCATATCACAGAACTCAGATATTTCTCTCTCATATGTAAGATACTTTTTCTCAAACAAAGACTCGTCGTACTTTGCTTTCTCCCATTCTATTTCTATTCTCTCTACTTCTAATTCATCTGAGTCAGGTCTATTTTTTTCTCTCTCTAACTCACGTTCTAATTTTTTTCTTGAGTTTGTACATAACTTATGTTTGTACTGCAATTCAACATACCCATGTTGTCTTGCTTCTAGTTCCAACAATGCTTGTTGAACTTTTTTGTATGGAGTAATCTGAGAACCAACAACAAAAGTATCATTCTGATACATTGTTTGTCCCATTTCTAAGTTTACTGCAGCATCTATAATATCAGAATTTGATAATTTCTGCCTTAAATCAATACTAGAATCCGAATGTTCCATATGCAACTTCACCGTTCAATCTGTTCATGTTATCATCCACTCGTCCTAACTTAGTTGCTTGAACTCGTGGCATACCTATATTTAGGTAGTCTTCCCAGAGGATATTCATGTCCCACATATTGTCCGCAAGTTTGAATTGTGAACGAATAGCATGATATTTACCTAAGAGTGCTGCGTATGCTCTTACATATTCATTATGTTTTTCTAATACTTTGTCAACTAACATCTCTTTTCTCATACCTCTAGTCATTGCAAGTATATCTAAGAAAGGTGTTTCTGCATCTGGACTTTCTTTATATGCTCTTGCCTCTGGTAATTGATATGCCCATGACTCACTTTCTACATCATGGCAATTTTTAAAGTTTTTAAATCTCAATTCAAATTCTCTTTCAATAACTAAGATTGCCAACTTTCTCATCCAAGAAAGTGCATTAATAATTTTCTTAGAGTTCATTGGAACTTTACCTTTAGTCCATTGAACTTGTCCTTTTTCATCCATAGAAGCAATATAATCTTTTGAGTATTGTCTTACTTCACCAGCATAGTTTACACCATCATGTAGTTCTCTTTCAGTAAATTCAATATATCTTTTGAGACCAGACTTCAATGTTTCAAATACATCACGTTTCATTTTAACAATTGATATGTTATAAAAATTATAACAGTTGTGATATGTTGTTTCATGTGGTTTCAATTCCATAGAACGAAGATCCTCTTCACACAAACCCATTATAATATATCCTTTCTGTATATCTTCCTTATCCTTAATAAACTTTCTAACTTCTATTTCAAGTGGATGTGATGGTTCATATTCTGGACGTAACATGTCCTCATCCAATACCATATGAGATGGTATTTTAGAAGTCCATTCAACTTCAAATGCTTTTTCTTCTATAAAATTTAGTTTCTTTTTCATACTACTGATATCTTGTAGCAGTTACGGTAAATGCTGCTGTGACACATGCTCCTGATGATTGACCTTGGTGTCCTTTTGGTTCTGTTTTATATCCCATCATAGTCATACTATCATTAGCATGGAATATTTTCATACATCTATTGTTCTGACGAGCATTACCAGATCCACCACCACCTGAGTAGTTACCCATCATGTATCCCCAATCCTGTCCCATCTCCATATTCTCTTCTCCAGAAGCAACGTCAATCTGATTGAAGGTTGATATAAATGCTCCAGAGTTATGTGTAAACTTCATCCACTGCTGCTGAACATTATTACCGTTACCATGATAACCAATATTCCATTTTGTAGATAAAGATTTTTTCCAACCATCACCAGTAATATTAGATGTACTCCAGTTTCCAGTTGATTCAGATGCAAACTCAATATATCTAGAGTTACCCGTGTCAGAATAAGAATACCCTCTAAGTTCTCCTTCAGTGGCAGAACAGAAGTCAGATGTATGTCCTCCACCAACTCTAGACATTAGTTCTGATGAAAAGTTCATTCTACCCCAAGAACTACTTCCTTGGTCACCACCACCTGTAACATAACCTCTTTGTACAGTCTGACCTGATGTAGCACCAGAGTCGTTAACAGAACCATATAAGTCCCAACCAACACCAATAGAATCAGGTGTGGTACTATAGTTATCAGTTGTGTTATAAGATGGTGAAGATCCAGCTGTTCTTCCTGTTCCTGTGTGTAAGTTTATAGAAGAAGTATGTGCAGAGTTTCCTCCCCAACTGTTATTACCACCATAAACATATCCGTTATAATCTCCAAAGTTTCCATCAACATAGGTTGCTGCTCTATCTAATTGGTCTCCACGACATATAGTAACGTCTGTAGCGTGGAATGTTTGGTTAACAGTTCTCCATGGGTTTGCTCCTCTATAACCACCCATCAAGAACCCATGTGTAAAAATACTTCTATACTTAAATTCTGATCCTATGTTTATTGAATAACTATTTCCTTGATAGTCATACCAGTTACCAGTTCCATCAAAAGGTAAATAACCATTAGCTGGTGTTACTGGGTTCTGTAGGTTTATACCACCTGTATCTGCATCACCTGGTGGCATATTTGTACTACCAGCATTATTTTCAAATGTATTTGGATGTGCCCAGTATGCTGTGATACCATCAGATGCTAGTGTAGCACCCATGGTTTCTATAGATTGTTCTGGTAAAGTAACAAATGGTTGTCCATTCTGTAACAAGTTTCCAGTAAAATCTATGTTGCCTTGAATGCCAACACTCTGTGCAATATTTACTGCTCCTGTTCCTGATAATGTTGATATATTATCAGTTCTTAATGTTGACGCCATTCTTTTACACTAGACTCCTTTTCTTATTTAGTCTAAGTCTTCGTCAAACTGTTCCTTAGAAAAATCATATTTTATAAATTCATCCACATCCCACTTAGGAGATTTATATCTTCTTTTATTATCTGCTAACAATCTATAAAATCTTCCTTCTTTACCAGGCAAGATACCATCATCAATGTCATGCCATATAGCATCCAATTGTTCTCCCAATTCTGGGTAGTTAATTTTTCTGTTCGCAAGGAAATCTTGTAGTTCTTTATTGCGTCCGTCTATCCATACTTTGAAGGCAGATCGTTTTCTGGGAAATTTATCCATCGTTTCTATTTTTAATTACAAATGAGTATTTACCGTTGTCTAGTATTCTAGGCATAAAGTTCATGGAGATAGATGTTCTATCTGCCCACATGTTGAGATTACCACCATAACCGTGAAGTAAATGAGATTTCCAAAGTAAGAGATCTCCTTCTTTAGGTCTGATGTCTTCAACATACCTAGAGTATTTATTAGGGGAGTCCCAATCTTTTGCGTGAGCAATGTAGGGATGACACTCTGGTTCTCTCTTCATAAACTGAAGAGGTGCATGAACCCAATCTATCATGTTAACATAGTATGTTCCTGATATCAATGCATTATGATGATTATGTTCTGATTGTTGTGCTCTCTCTAAACAATAATTCATCCAAGCATCAGTTATCAATAATTCATTTTCTTCTGTTAAAACATAGTTGTGAACCTTAGTAAAAAAATGAGTAGCACATTCAATTACCCATTTTCTATGCTCTTCCAACTCTGGATGAAAATCATATATGTTCGTATTAGATTCATTATAATAATGAAATAAATCACCACACAATGCATTTTGATTATAATTCTCATCACCTGGCTTTATGTCGTCTCTAATTTTTTCACATATTAATTTAATGTCATTAATTTTATCCTCTGGATATGTATATACTCCACAAACTTGTGGAAAAAATTCAAGTACTTGATGTTCCATAATTAAGCAATAAATCCTTGTAACGATAGTCTAGCACTACTATCTCTGCTAGTTGTATTAATTTTATGCATGATGTTAGAATTTACAATCAATCTATTTGGTTTAGGATGAAAGAATTGTCCTATACCTCTGTTAATCATAGCATCAAATAATTCTTTATTGTCAAAAATTTTCCAAATCATTTTTCTATCCTCACCTTTTAAGTCAAGTGTTTGAAACTCTCCACCCCATTCTGGCGACCAACTCTTATGACAATAAAAAGTAAATGCCTTTTGATGAGCACGATCATTATGCCAATTCAATCCAGATTCTGGCATGTAATAATATGGAGTCATAGTAACTCTACCTTCATTAATTATAGAATTAATTTTTTCTATAATTGATATCAAAGATTTGTCAATACCGTCAAGAGGAGGAACTCTTCCTGCTGGAAAATATATTGGTTGTCCTTTTAATACTTTTGCATCAGGACTCCAAACATGATTCCATACACCCTCAGTTTTTTGAATATTCATGAATGGTATTATATTAAACCATTCAAATAACATCTCAAAATCCTCTTCTGGAAGCACATCATCATAAACTTTGACATGCTCAGAATCAAAAATTAGATTCATTCTAGTTCTTCAAATAGTTGTTCTATTCTATCGTTTCTCTCTTGTAACCTCTGTTGCAAAGGAGATCTAGTCATAGTCGTTCTTATCAAGGATAGAAAGAACAGTCCTATTATAATGTAAATTATGTAAGCTTTCATGAAAAAATTATACTCAATTATATTATATCACGTTTTTGCGTTTGTGGAAAGTAAATAATAATTTCCTATAGAATATGCACCACCATCGTTAAATCCCATATTAGTTGATACACTTCCTACGCTTGGTCTATTACCACTATAAATTCTTTGGAATCCGTTACCACTATAGTCACCGTTAGGTTCTGAGTGAGTGCTGTCTCTTATCCACCATTTGTTACCACTCTTCACTCTCCACTCGTTACAGTTGTTACCACCATAATAAGAACTTCTCATGATACAACCAGTGTAGTTACCACCACCATTCGGTTTGTATACATGTCCTACTCCTTCCCAATAACTGTTAAAGTTTCCTGAGTCTAATGAGTTTACTGCATTTGTTGCTGCTAACCAACAGTTTCTAGATCTTCCTTCCCACATTTCTAATCCCAAAGCAACTCCTGCATGGTTATCAGTAATATAACTTACACTAGGACCTGATCCTTTTGTAGCATAAAAGTCATATCCACCACCATCGTAAGATGTGTCAACATACATCTGCAATGCACTAGGCATAGAAGAAGATTTAATCCAATACAAACCATTGGTAAGACCAGGATTATCTGTTACTAATTGCAGTCCTGATGTAGATGCTTTGTCTGGAGAAGAACCATCTAACTTAGCAGAACCAGCAGATTGCCATTCTGTACCATTATAAACTTCTAATGCCTCTTCTTCTGTATTATATCCAATTAATCCAGTAGGAGGATTACTAGGTCTATTAGGATTGTTCCATTGTGGAACTCTTAGTTCTCCATCAATTTTTAATTGATGACCACTAGGGAGAGTGACTTCATTACTAAAATTAGAAAGTCCTTGAATATTTCTGACTTGTAGTGTGCTCATGTTAGATTATGCTCCAGGCTGCTCCGTTTGATATTGTAATTGTTGTACCGTTGGTAATTTCAAGAGGTCCGAAACTACCACAGTTAATGTTAGTTGGGATTGTAATGTTTTCAGAAACAGTGTTTCTGTTTGCTTTCATAACACCATAGGTGTCAATCCACATACTATCACCATTTGCTTTGAGTGTTCCACTAACTTCAATGTTACCTTCTACCTCTAATGCCTCGTCTGGATTTTTTGCACTTGAGAATCCAACACCAACTTTAGATGGTCTGTAAATATCAGCTCCGTTAGGTGATTCTGTCCAACGAGAAGTAACAAACTCAGCATTATTTTGATAAAGAGTTCCGTTAAAGTTAACGTCTCCTTGTATATTTAGTTGATAATTTCTGCTCTGATTATTAGAGGGATCAACACCTGATGTGTTGGTTGTATTGATAGCAACTCTGTTATTACTACCATTAATTGTCAATGCTGGTGTACTATTCCAAGTTGTTCCACCATTATTAGTAGATGCTTGGATTGTGAATAGATCATTACCTACTGTCTGGTTACTAATTACAAAGTTTCTATAGGATGAAGCACCACGGAAGTTTATTCTTGCACCAGAGTTATCATTATCCTCATCAATGTTAAGTGTACCAGTAATCATCGCAGTACCATTACACTCAAATGTGTAATCTGGTTCACGATTTATGTTGATACCTAAATTTCTAGATGCAATAATATCACCAACAACACGAAGATATAGTTCTGGTTGATCACCAGATATTGTAAATCCTTCACCGTACTCAGAGTTTGGTGACATACTGTCAGCATGTTTGTATTCAATTGTACCATTTTGAGTAGGAGTTGGTGCATTATCACTAAATTTAATCTTAGCACCAACAGCATTATTAAGTGT